AGGGCTGGGTTGTTTTTTTCTTTTTTCTCTCTCCCTTTAGGGGAGAGAAAAAGGAAATAAAACAGCCCTGCCGCCCTATTTTCGCCATTTGAAATTGGGCCAAAAACCTAATTAGTATCGGACTTTCCCTCATCGTGTTACACGCTGTTACGCGTCTCCGTTTGAATTATTCACGGCGGCGGGGTGGGTTCTGCGCACCCACACCACACCCTTTGTGCTGCCCTGCTTCTCAATCAACCCGCTACCCAGCGCCAAGGTGCGCAGGCTCTCGGCGCGGCCCTTGGTGAGCTTCATGGCCTCGGCCGTGGCTCGCAGCTCCGCGCCGCTCATGGCTTCACGATCCAGCCACACCGTGGCACCGTTGGGTTGCTTTGTCTCAACTCGGAAGCATTCCTCCACGAACCGTTGCGCGCTCCACCCGTCATCGTCTGCATCCTTCTTGCCTGGCTTGGCCAAATCCTTGGGGTCAAGGTGCGGGGCCATGTGGAACAGGGGATAGGCCCAGCGCAGCACGCGCGGTTCGATGGGGGCGAAGGATCGCACCGCCGCGTCTAGAACCACATGCCCTTCCTCGCGGTGGTGGCGCAGAATCAAATGGCTATCCGCCGCTCGGCTCATCGATCCAGCGCCCGCGCCCACATCGGTCACACCCTTACCGGCTTGATCGCCCTTGCTGGTGTGGTGGATCATCACGAACGCGCAATCGAGCGTGCGCGCCCACCTATCGACTTGGTTGTAGATGCGCGCCATGCTCCCGTTATCGTTCTCATCCGTGCGCGCTGGCAGGAAGCGGTAGAACGCGTCGAGGATCACCACGGTGTATTGCCCCGCGGCGCAATGTTCGAACAGGCGCGCGCCCAGCCCGTCGAAATCAACTAGGTCACCGCGCAGATTCAAAATGTCCAGCCGATCCGCCAGCGATTCAAACGGGATGCCCTGCGCGGCGCACAGCTTCGGGATGCGATCCGCGCTCGTCTCGGGGTGCAACTCGTTATCCACGATCAGGACTCGGCCCGCCTGCGGGATGCTGAACCCCATCCACGGCTCGCCCCTGGCAACGCATATGGCAAGTTGGTTGACAAGAAAACTCTTGCCCATCTTCGGACTGGAAATGAGGTTCAGGGTCTCCGAAGACCGCAACAGCCCATCGATGATGGGCCGCCGCAACTCCGGGCACCTCGCCACGAGGGCGCAGATGGGCACAGGCTGCAAGCGTGCCGCCGGGGCGGCTGGCGGGGGCTCCACGGCCTGCACAGCCTCTGCGGGCCCGCTTACGGCCTTCCGCTCGGCGGCAAAAGCGTTCGGTATCTGCCGCTGGTTCAGGTCGATCAGTTCATCGGCGGTGAGCCCAAGCGTGGCCGCCCTAGCCATGATCCGCGGCCCGGCCTCTGCAATTGACCACCCGCGCGCCTTCATGTCACAGGCCACCGTAAAGACGGTGGTGCGCCTGCCCTGGCGCATGATGAACCCTTCCTCAAGGAAGCGCCTAGACAGGTCGGAGAGCGATCCGGCAGCCGGGGTGGCCGCTGGGGGCACGATGGCCGTGCCGGGCTCCTGCGGGGCAGGGAACTCGTCTAGCGTCCATATGTGATCCGCTTCGCTCTCATGCACCACGCACAGCGGTTGCTCGGGGTACTTCCAGTTGTGGAAGCCAGGCACGCGCATCACTCTTGGCGCATCGGTCACGCTTGAATCCGAACCCAGCCGGTGAGCCAATGCCTTTTGGTAGCGCGTCCACTCGGCTAGGTCGGTCATCGGCTCAGCCAGCCGCCACCACGCGTGGATGCCGCCGCCCGTCTTCACCACCACCGTGGGTTCGGGGATGTTCGCCTCACGCCACGCCATCCGGGCTTGCTCAACGGTGGTACCGCCATCGAAGTCTGCGAACAGGCACCTTGCCAACGCCACATCGGTTGCTTTGCCGCCTCGCCCACTTCGCGGGTTGGCCCCGAAATACACATGCTGGCCCTTCGCCACGGTCGCGGCAAGCTGCGCGATCACGCGCGATGCCTTCGCCTGCGGCACCCAATCGCGTAGCCCACCGGGCCCGCCGATGGTGCGGAATTCAATCAGGTCATTCGCTTCGAAGATCAGGCCCAGCAGTTGATAGGCGGACTCAATCGCGGCCGCGGCGGCATCGGTGGTGGTCACTTTGAATCCTTGAAGCAGTCCCATCCGCGACGATTGGCTTCTAACATTGCTCCGCCAATAAAGTCATCATGTCCACACAGTTCTCGCCGTGCCTCGTCGCGCTCACCACGCAAATCCTTCACCTGTTGTCGAATCTCCATGATGTGCTGCGCCTCCATCGTGCAGCGGTTGTAAAGCTTCACAATCATTTCAGCGGCGAGCCTGCGCTGGGTGTTCGCCATTGCTCCCATGCCTTCCCACGGCTGCGCTAATTCATTGGCGAACGCCATCGTGGTCTCCCACTCAAACGCTTGCACACTTGCCGGGTCATCGCTCACTTGCGTTCCTCCACAAAGCAATCCCAGCCCTTCGAAGCTGCAAACGCGGTTGGGTCGATGTACATGCGCGCAAGAGTTCGTCGCAGCGCGTCACGGTCTGCACGCAATTCCGCCATCTGCTGGCGAATCTGCGCGGCCTCCTCATCATCGTTCCGCTCGGTTCGCACGCGCTCTAGGTAATCGTTCCGCTTCCTGAAATCCTCGCACCGCTCGCGCAGGTAGTCCGCGCGCTCTTCCCATGTTTTCGCTTGCTCGCGCAGGGTCGCAATGGCCGCGATGGCGCGGGCAATCAACCCGTGCGGCTTGGTGCATACACGCTGCAAATCGCGCAACAGCGCGTCATACGGTTCCATTCGATTCCCTTTGCATGGTGTGCATCGGGTTCAACGCGTCACGCGGTACCCAATGCTCGGGCTGGTTGTAATAGGTTTGCAGGAACTCATCTTGCCGCGCCTCGTGGCCCCACATCCACCCGGCAAGCCTCACCTGGCCGTAGCTCTTGGCAAGGCTTGTGATGGCCAGCACATAGCGCCTATCTCCGTGATCGCGTGGACGCACCACCAGTTGCCCGTTCATCCAGCCGGTGGAACGCACCTCAATGTCCGGCTCCACATCTACTGCGCCCTTCACATACTGCACAGATGGTTGGTAGCCGCTCACGCCAAACCACTTGGCCACGGCTAGTTCACCAGCAGCGCCGCCGAACTCGTGTTGCTCTCGCTCGGTGAAAATCCGATCCATGATGCACGCGTGGTTCAGCCCGTTCGCTGCACCAAACGCCATGCGCTCCTCGGCCACGCGCTCGCATAGTTCGATTTCCGCGTCGGTAAGTTCCACCGTAACCATCGGCATCCTTGCCGCGGATCGAATCCGCTACAGATGTTGAGAAGTGTTTCCCATTAGCCGGGGCGGCGAGAACTCAACCGCCCCGGCCTTTCCGGGGGTTCGTTAGAAGGGAATCCCATCCGCGCCTGGCTGCACAGCCTTGCGCGATGGCTTGGCCGCCGCAGCCGTGCTGCGCTGCTGGGTGGGGCGGATGTAATCGCCAGCCTTGGCCTTGCCATTCTGCGAGTGCCACACGCGCAACAGGATTTCGCGCCCCTCAAGGTTCGCTTCCTCAAACCGCTTGGTGGCCGTATCGATGTGCGGCAACATGCACGCATCCAACAGTTCGTTCAGGCGCAGGATTCGCGTAACCGCCACATCCTCAAACACGCGGTAACGCTGCCCCCCGGTTTCAATGTCGAACCACAGGGAAACCACCAGCCCGCGTGGATTGTCGGTGGTCTTCATGTTTTCGAATGGGCTTTCGCGGCCTTCCGCCTTGCTGATCGTGGCGGTGTAGGTGCCCTCGGGGCAGGGGCCGCCTGCGCCGCTCGACTTGCGTGCCTTGTCCTCGCTGCTTCCGTGAATCAAATCGATCATTGCTCCGAACCTTTCTCCAGGCGCTCGGCCTGCTGTTGAAGTGCCTTCAGAATCAACCCATCCACCTCGGATGGATCAGTTCCCAAATCAACCGTCTTTCTTGCCGCGGTCACCGCCTGCTTTGCGCTCCATCGGATGCCAACCGATTTGGCTTTCTCGGCAATGG